TTTCTGGATATCTCTGAGAACGGTCATGACTCGGCTCAAAGCCTTTGTGAATCGGCTGTGATCGTTGGATTGGGGATTGAGGAGCCTCGGCTGGTTACGCCCACTGGGGCGTTTGGTTCCTACTCGGCTTTGGTGGGGGAGTGGAGCGAGCGCCATCTTGGCCGCACTCTTTTCCCGTGGCAATTGAGGGCATTGTCAGGCGCTCTGGAACATGATGAGGCTGGGAACTTCATATCCAGTACGGCTTTGATAAGTACAGGCCGCCAGAATGGTAAGACAACAATGCTTAGTGCCCTGGTTGGTTTCTGCCTTACTGAATTGCCGCGCATCTGGGGTAGGCCTGTGCGCATCATGTCAACAGCTCATGAGCTTGGTCTGGCCACTGAGGTGTTTGAGGATTTGCGCGAGGTGTTTGAACTATTAGAAGAGTCTGATTTGGCGAAGGTCACTTGGGCGTACGGCAGGCACCAGGTCAAAATGGTTGATGGCTCGGTTTACAAAGTCAACAGCGCCACTGGTAAAAAGCATGGTGGAACATGGGACATACTTATCGTTGATGAGCTCTGGGCCATCAGTGAGGCAACCTACTTTGGTGCCCTTAAACCTTCACAGATTGCTGTCCCATCACCGCTGGCATTTCTGGTATCCACAGCTGGTGACGAATCATCTCGAGCGTTCCTGAAGCTGAGGGAGCAAGCGCTGGGTGTCATTGATTCCGGCATTCGCTCTGATCTGTTCATGGCTGAATGGAGCCTTCCAACTGGCGTGTCACCTGATGACCCGATTTACTGGGGCTACGCGAATCCCAGCCTTGGTAGGACTATCACCATGAAGGGGCTTGAAAGTGCAGCTGCCGCACCTGATCGTTCCCAGTATCTAAGGGCCCACTGCAACTTATGGGTTGCCGCAGCCAACAGCTGGATAAACCCTGGCGAATGGGCAAAGCGCCTTACCACAAATCTTGCCATAGAAGGTGGCAATTCAGTATTGGCTGTGGACAGTTCTGTGGATGACTCAAAGTATGTGGGGATTCATTGTGGCCTCAACAGCGATGGTGACATTGTGGCCAGCGTTGCGTTCACCTGTGAGACGAACCGCCAGATGTGGCGACATATCGAGCGCCTGATGGAAAAGAACCCAAAGCTTAGGCTTGCCATCACCCCGACACTTGACCTGCACACCCCAGAGCCACTGATTCGCCGCCGCTCCCTTTGGGGCTATGCAGAAATGATTAAGTACACAGGCCTAGTCAAATCAATGATCATTGAAGGCAGGCTCCTGCACACTGGCGAAGAGATGCTGGCAGAGCATGTCAACAGAGCCACCCTTGTCAAAGCCAATGGTGCAGTCGTGCTCAGCTCGCAAAAGTCTCCAGGGCCGATTGAGTGCGCACGGTGTCTTGTGGCAGCTGCATCTTTGGTGTCTCGCCCAGGTCAATCTGGCAAAGCAATGATGGGCTCAGCGAGGTAGTTGCATTTGCAACTTGTTTGTGCGAGACTCCGCGCGTGGGATTCTTCACTCCAAAAGTTACGACTGCACAGATATCTGATGTTCCCGTAAAGGCTGCCGCTGGCGCTGGCGCTGCACAGATCAATGACTTCCTGGCTTACTCCACTGGAGCTGCCGAACAGCGAGCCCTGCAAAACCCCACAGTCTCACGATCTAAAGACCTTCTCGCCTCAATGGTTGGCTGCCTTGAATTCCGGCACTACTCCAAGCAGTGGACAGGCGAACGCTACGAAGAAATCTATTTACCGCTTGAGCCGTGGATGGAACAGCCAGACCCGAAGGTGACGCGCAACTTCTTCTACTCAAATATCTTCAGTGATCTCTTCTTCCATGGCCGCGCCTTCGCCTTTGTTACCTCACGCTATTCGACAGGCCTGCCAGCAAGTTTTACTTGGTTACCAGCCGCGATGTGCACGACACCGAACCAGACAGGCCCCCAGTGGTTCGGGCCCTCAGATGTAATCCAATTCAACGGCGTTGAAATCGGAGACACCAATGATGTCATCCAGTTCCTCTCACCAATCCAAGGTCTGCTCTACCAAGGTGCTCGCGCACTATCGATTGCAACACACCTAGACATTGCAGCAGACCGATATGCCACCCTTGAAACTGTCCCTGGCTATTTGCAACAGAAGGGCGGCGAGACTCTGGACTCCGACAGCCTGAGCGAGATTGCAGCTGCATGGTCACAAATGCGCAGACAAAACGCCATAGGGGCCCTGAACGATTATGTTGAGTTCAAAGAATTCTCGGTTTCACCTGCCGAAGTTGTAGCTGAGCAACGCAAGTATCAATCGCTTGAGATGGCGCGTGTTGCAAACATTCCTGCATACCTCGTATCTGCACCTCAAGAAGGTTCTGGTCTCACATATACCAATGTGCAAGACAGCAATCGTCAGCTTTATCTCTACGGAGCCAAGCCATTTCTGGAATGCATACAGCAAACACTTTCAGCTTCCAATGTGCTGCCACGAAATCGATTCGTTGAATTTGATGTCGAAGGCTACTTAGCTGAGGAAGCGCTGCAAGATGTCATGGTTGAACCAGTAGTAGAAATGCCAGTAGAAAGCCCCACATGATTCACTTCGTAAATGTCCCAATCACTCTTGATGCTTCAGCAGGAGATGATGCCCCCAAAACCATCACCGGCATTGCAGTGCCCTGGGCCCCAGTATCGGCAACGGTAATGGATGGCACCAAGGTCTCATTCGCTCGAGGCGCTTTTGACCTTAACATGAAGTCACCAAAGCTTCTAGAAAATCATGACATGTCAGCCTTGCGCGGTGTCGTGTCATCTCTTGCCGACATGCCCGAAGGATTAGGATTCACCGCCACCTTCGCAAAAACGGGCGCAGCAGCTGACGCAATCGAACTCGTAAAAGCAGGCGCGTACGACTCGGTTAGCGTTGGTGCTGTCCCCGTGAAGTTTAAGTACGACAAGAGCGGCGTAATGGTCGTATCCCAAGCTGATCTAATCGAGATTAGCCTGGTTGCTCAACCAGCATTCAAGGATGCTGTAATAACAGAAATCGCTGCATCAGAACCTGAAGATGCAACCGAACCCACCCCAACAGATTCCGAGGAGGAACCAGAAGTGGCAACACAAGAAAACCCAGCGGTTGAGGTCGAGGCTTCAATCATCCCAACTACCCCCATCTATGCAAATGCAAAGCGTGAGTTTAAGCTCCCGTCAGCATCTGAATACATTGCAACCTTCATTCGCGGTGGCCATGACTGGGCACAAATGAATGACAACATCCGCGCTGCCGCGCCAGATGTGGTTACCAGCGATATTCCTGGAGTCATCCCGACCCCAATCGTGGCCCCGATCTTCAACTCGTTTGTAGGGTCAAGGCCTCTTGTGGATGCAACATCAGTACGCGCAATGCCCCAAGGTGGTGCCATCTTCATCCGCCCAGTGGTCTCAGTCCACAACAGCGTGGGCACTGCTACGCAGAACACGACCATCACAGCATCACAGTTTGAAATCAACGATGTACAAATCACCAAGACAATCCAAGGTGGCTATGTAGAAATCTCAGAAGCTTCGCTTGACTGGTCTCAACCAGAAGTCCTTGGCGCACTTCTTGATGACATGGCTCGTGTCTATGCTGATCGTACGGATTTGCTGGCTTGCTCTGAATTGCAGACTGGTACAACCAACAGCAACAACTTTGCAAACGCATCAATCGCAGACCCTGCATACTGGGTTGAGTGGATGTACACCGCAGCTGCAGACATCCTCACAGGCTCAAATGGCAACCTGCCATCAATCCTGGCTGTGTCTCCAAATGTGTGGAAGTTAATGGGCAGCCTCAGCGATACAGCTGACCGCCCACTCTTCCCACAGGTAGGCCCAATGAACGCTTACGGTTCACTTAATGCAGCGAGCACCACAGGCGCATTTGCCTTCGGTCTCCGCGTAGTGGTTGACCGCAACCTCACATCAGCTGGCATGACTATCCTTGACCCTCGTGCCCTCGAGAACTGGGAAACCCCTAAGGGCGCAATCAGCGTTGAACAGCCTTCTCAGCTTTCGCGCCAAATTGCATTCAGAGGGTACTGGGCATCGAAGCTCATTGACCCAACACTCAGCATCAAGGCTGCCTTCGTCTGATAAAGACGATCTAGAAAGACTGCAAGACCATGGCCACCTTCAACCTCGCTTTTCACACGCGACTAGAAAACTATGCCGTCTTGCAGACTTTCGTAGATACGGACATCCAACCTCAAGACTCGGTAGTTGTAGCAGGCGCGGGGCACAACTTCAACGGCACTCACACTGTTATCTCTACCGAGCCTTATGAGTTCATTGGACTATCCGAAGAGGGCGACCTGCTCTTTGATTATCAGGTCATTATCCCTAACCAGTTCATCTTTGTCAGCGCAGGCGACGATCTCGAGCGAAGCATTGCCACCGGCACAGTCACTTTTACCCCCAGCCCGAGTTGGATTACAAGCGCGGATGTAACCAGTTGGCTGGGCATTGATGTCGCTACCGCCAATGACACCGCATTCATCGCTGTATGCGTGTCTGCTGCCAACTCTTGGTGCTTTCGCAAGCGTAGGGAGGCAGGTTACACAGACAGCCTCTCGAGCGCTCCTGACGGGGCATCAAAACTTGGGACAGTAATGTATGCCGCAATGCAGTACCGCTCGCGTGGCGCTGTGGATGGTTATGCTTCATTCGATTCAATGGGCATGGGCTCCCCCACCATGTCCCTCGGACAGATTATGCAGCTCCTGGGCTGTGGCAGACCTCAGGTTGCGTAATGGCTGCAACGGGCATTCTCTACGAAGCAGTAAATGCAACCAAGACTGCACTCACAGCTCTGGGACTCAAGCCTGTCACTGACCCTCGCAACGCTCGCCCTCTATCAGTAATGATTGAGCTACCCACGCTTGATGCTTTCACTTACAATGTCGGAGACATCAGGCTTGTGATTCGTGTGCTTGCTGGGCCACCAGGCAACCAAGACAGCGGTGACTATCTCATGACAACCGTTGACACAATTATGAACTCACCAATCGCCATAGTGGATGGAAGGCCATCTCTCGCTTCATACGGCGAACAGATGCTTCCTTGCTATGACATGACCGTTGCCGTAGCAGTACGGCGCAACTAGAAAAAGGAGCCACCAATGGCAACAACAACATTCCTATCCAACGCAACTATCAACATCACGCAAGGCATGACCACAACTGACTTGTCAGACCAAGCCAATGCTTGCATGATCACAGTTGGCCAAGATTCTCTTGAATCAACAGCATTTGGTGACACTGGTCATCGTTTCACTGGTGGACTCCAGACGGTAGAAGTGTCAATCACTTTCTTCTTGTCATACGGCTCAGCAGAAGTTGAAGCAATCCTTGCATCATGCGTAGGCA